GAAACTGCTTCTGATTTTACTACTGCTATAAGACCCCAATCAGCAAGAAGGCGAGCAATACGATTCCGACGCTGAACATCGTTAGAAGTAAGGTTAGCGTGTTTGCCATCAAGTGCGAATAACTCCTTAAAATGCACAATATAATATCTACCCTGCTTATGCAGAATATGGCAACTTTGGTAAAGTTTCTTTTCTTTTCTTGACGCTACACCAATTCTTGTTAAAGTCTCTCGAACCTTTAAAAAGTCATCAGGTTCATTAAGAGTAACCTCCACCATTTGGTCTTGCGACCACTTGACTTCAGGTTCTACCGTAGTAGTCATTTGGATCCTCCAGTTTCAAGTCGTTGTTTAATGTAATTGATTTGTTCAGGGGTTAATATCTTTAAAGCATTAGATGCTTTTTCGTTACTATAACCATAGTATTGTTTGATGATTTCGAGGTCCGTGACTTTTTCCTTACGGAGCCAGGGAGAAAATCTCTTCTTTTTCCTAAGTGTATTTAGATAAAAACTATATTGCATATCTTTATCTAAGAAAGAGTATTTATTCATCTCATTTGCAAACATGATGCAATCAAGATGACCTGATAAACAACGATTAATAATATAAGGAGGATAATCTTTTACCACAGAAGGATCTTCCTCAATAAGATTATTCTTATTAAAGTTAATTGAATTGAGCCAATCTTTTAGTTCCAATGTCTTATGACCCCTGCAACAATAACACAGTTAGTAATGAGATAAGAAAAGAAAATAATAGAACGTACCAGAACAATGTAGTTGTCGTATCGTCTAGTCTTTTCATCATCAAAACTACCCAGTGCATACTTCCATACTCTCCAAAGTTTTTTCATAATTAAAAAGTAAAAGTTCTTTTCTAGTTTTTTGTTCTCTCATATATTCACCAACCGACCTCATGGTGTATGTTAAGTCAAACTCTCCTGCATTCCAACTTTTAAATCTATCTTTGACCAACTGATCGGAATTATAACTGATAAGCATAGGAATGTCATGTTCATCACAAACCTTTGCAAACTCATCATGATTAAATCCTTTATGCATAGATCCTTTCTTTCCATAAAGATTATCTTTTATATCATATGGAGGATCCAAATACATAAACAATCCATCATGAATATTTTCACGGAAACAATATTCATAAGAATATCCATTAATATGCCAATGAGATATTAATTCAGAATATCCAGGTAACTTCTCAATACCTCTCATAGAGAAATTAGAAATAGATGCTTGTTTAGAAAATGAAGATGATTCAGTAAGTCCAGAAAAACTACACTTATTAACAATATAAAATGCTGCTGCACGTTCAATACTATCTACACCATTCTTATTAATTACTTCCTTTGAATTAAGAAAAAGTTCTTTAGCAGATATAGGATCTGGATGAGTAGACTTATAATCCTTTAACTTATCCGTTAATTCACTCCCAAAAGTTTGTAATTGAACCCAAAAATTTATCAATGGTTCATAAAGATCATTAACAGTAATCTTTAAATGAGGATACTTCTTTGTTACATGGAGTGCTACACTTCCTCCACCTAAAAATGGTTCACGAAACTCTACATACTCCCTAAGATCTGGGAAGAACTGCCCCATCTTAGTACAGGCACGAGATTTACCACCAGGATATCTAAGTGGGGTTTTGAGTCCCTTCTTGCTCATAATTTAGTTCCAATTGAAGTTCTGTTTCAAACTTATTGTAAGTTGGTTGATGAAATGCACAATACTCACTAAAGGTAATCATCATTTCCTTACGTGATAGTCTACAATGTTTTGCTGCTTTTGGCAAGTTCCATTTAGCAGAAAACAACATTTCCATTGCTTCTCTTGTTTCAGTTCTCATTAATAAAATCTTTCGTTATTATAATCCCTTCCGATTTCTACGTCAATAGCATCGAAGATTCCCATTAATGCTTTAGCATACATTCTATATCCAGCACCAACATATACTTGACCAAGTACAACTGATACAGTTGCTACACCCCAAAAGATATAATAAAATTTTGATTTAACTTGTGCCTTTTGCTTTTCTTTGGTTATCATTTTGTATTCTCCATTGTGTAATTAAGATGTTCAATTCAGCAATACGCTGTTCAGCAATTTGTATTTTTTCTTCAAGATTGGTTTTTTTCATATACCCATCTTTATCCTCATAGGGTTTACAACTTCAACTTGAATAGGTTTACTAAGAATATCACCAAGTCTTTGATATGCTATAGCAGTCATTACTTGAGGTGCTATGAAAGCAACCATAGCAATCACCCAGAAGACATAATAATAGTTCTCTTTGTTTTGGGTTCTCATTTGTAACTAAACAGAAAATCGTTTACGAAAGATTCTGACTTCTCTTCACCAAACTTGTTCTTTAAATATCCCCTAACAGGATCAAGTTTAGTCATATAAGTGTCGAAGTCACTATAAACTGTGGTATCTTCACCAACAGGTTTATTGTTATCTATCATCTCCTTATACTTTGCTAAGTATTGTTTGAATTCCGACAAATAAGCATTAACTTCCTCTGGTTTACAGTATCTTACAAAGATATTTTCAGAGAAGTGATTACCCATCTCAAAGAATCTATACTTACCATCATCTTTAGGTAGTCCATCAACAGAGAACAGATACTTCTCTCTAGGATGTTGGAAGTCAAATACTATAATGACCTTCCTATCACTAAACTTCATTAGATCCATACCAAAACAAGGAAGATCTGCTCCTGTTTTAGGATAGAGTATGGTATTGTATATGTCAGCGTTAGGATCTACTATATGTGCTTCTCTTGCCTTTAGGAAATGCTTACCAGTTCTCACATTAGCTGCTAACCTAGCATCCTTCTCTGCCCACCTTGCCCACCTATGAGTTATTTCTAACTGTGGAAATGTATCAAAGAGAGCATCAATATAATCTTGCCAAATAGTCATTGATATGACTCCTTTACTTTTCTTTGGAACTCAACTTCACACTCTTTAATTGCTAGTAATGTATCATAAGGTATCCATGCTGGTTCCTCATCTCTAAACTGTACCTGAACCTCAGTAAAGTTCTTTTGTAAGTACCTAGAATAACTCTCTCTTACCATTTTAACTGGACTCAAGGGGTTCATCATCTCCTTCTCTGCCTCCAACATAATCTTATACATTCTCTTGACATTATAAAACCCCTGACACATAATGTCAAGGGTTTTCTGATTATTTGATTGTTTTGAACTATTTAAGGTGGATGTGTGTGTATTGTCATGTTAGAATAGAAATGTGTACGTTTAGATCTAAACTAAAACCTCCTTACATATACGTTTACAAGTTGATGCTGTGTCTTCGCAGTCGATTAAGCACTCGTAGTATTCTGCGAGTAAATCATCATGGTCATCCTCAGATGACAGTTGATTATGAGATATTAAGTTGTGCATAAAAGAACTCCGTAAAACTACAATTAATAGACCATTATATGGGAGTTTCAGGTCATCTTGTTTCCTCTAATTCTATCATTATTTATGGTAAATGTGTCCGTATCATCAACTACACTTAACAAAAATTTATGCCTAGTAGAAGGCAGGATCTATCCCATCAGGATCATAGAAGTCAGGACATAACATAGCACCTGCCATCTCTTTTGCCTCATCATTACGAGAACACAATTTGTTCATCCATATTCTCTCATTAAGATCAACTGTGCCATCAGTTGTTATGATTCTACAGATAATATCTGTTAATCTCAATTTTTCTCCTCTTGCCATCTTAGTCACGTTGCCTCCAATCGTCCGATCTATCTTGATGAAACCAGTCCACTATATCCTGTGGATCTCCGAAACCCCTCTTATGATTAGTTGAATCGGGGTCTCCAATATTCAACTGATTAAGAAAAGAATCAGTAGGGTCTGTACTCATTCTTCTTGCAGTGTTTAACATACCTCTTGCTGCGGTGTTTGCTTTTGCTAATTTATTAGCCCAGATCATATCTGTTAGACTAACTTCTGTCCCTGAAGCAATATCTTTACATATTCCTTCCAACCTTAAACGGTATTGAGTAGAAAGCATAAAATAACCTAATAGGTAAAATTATTTATCCTAATGAATCAATAGCTGCTGGTAGTATAGCATACTCTTGGCGTTGTATAGCTTTAGTTAATGTTTCTACATTATCACTAGGTAATATGTCAACCTTACCTTGCATAATGATCTCTCCACCATCCAATTCTTCATTTACATAGTGGACAGTACATCCTGTGACACACTCATCTGCCTCTATTGCTTGCTCAACAGCGTGTAAACCCTTATACTTAGGAAGTAATGATGGATGAACATTAATGATAGGACAGGGGAAAGATGCAGGATTTTTGATAACTCTCATATAACCAGCAAGAACTATAAGATCAACTCTCCATGTTTTAAAGAGTTCTATCATCTTATCTTCATCTTTATGTGGTATCCTAATATGAGGAATACCATACTTTGCTGCTCTTGCCACAGCACCACACTTCTTTGTATTGTGTATCATCAATACAACTTCATGTTTACTGCATAATGGATTTGTAACTATGTTCTCGAAGTTGGTTCCGTTGCCAGAACACATAACACCTAGTCTCATTCTTGTAACTCGTCTAATCTATATTGCGAATAATTAGGTTTCTCATGGTACTCTTTTAAGGCTTCCAACATAATCTCTTTCAATTCTGCTCTTTCTTTATCATCAAAGATAGGCCATACCTTAAAATTAGCAGGGGGATAAATGGGATTACCATCAGCATCTTTAGGAAATACATTATCCTTACATCCTTTTACTTGACCACCACTCATCCCTTGGGTATCAATCTTATCCATCTAATGGTCTCCCATTTTTATCAACCAGATCAAGTTTTTTTACTTGACCTAAATTAGATTTCTGACTTTTTTTAATTCTCTTATATTCTTTAAGAATTTTATCTACTTCGGACTGTGGGATGTTAACTTGTAATTGTTCTTCACCCTCCTTCCCTACAAAACCAAGTCCACCTTCCTTAGAATCTTTTTGAGAATCAACGTACTGGTTTATGTTATCCTGAATCTCGTCACGAATAAGGGCATCTATTTGGATCCTTATTTCGTCATCACTTTCTTTCATACCTTCCTCCTTTTCTTTTTCTCAGGTGGTTTTATTCCCCATAGATTAGGTCTTATCGTACCACATCCATAATCAATTTTTTGAACTGCATCTTTCCCATACCTATCATAATACATATCAAAAACATTTGCCATCTTCTCAGAACGAGTCACATCTAAACGTGTCTCTCCTTCCACCACATATGTTACATTAAATGCATCAGTAGGAAGACTCCTATCTTCTGCTTTTTCTTTTGTAGTTTTTTCTAAAATAATATCACACCAGTAATCAGAGGGTTTAAATTTCTCCTCTGGTTTTTTTGGTGCTACTGCTTTTTCAGTTGTTTCAGTTGCCATATTTAATTACCCCAAGTCATCTTAGGAAATGCTTGCTTAACATTATCAATTGTAATATTATACTTGGTTCCTAGATCTTTATCCTTAGTTAAAATAAGAACCTCTGCTTCTCTTGGATGCAATCCACGCAGAAGATTAATAAACATCATCTCTCTACGAGTTGCATTAAGAGAATCATTTCCACCTTTCACAAAATGATAAAGATTTCCCCACTCTCTACGTAAAGATGTCTTTCCTCTACCATCTAAGTCCTGACCAGTCGCTGATTCGCCTCCTGCTGCCTCCCTAGCAATGTTTTCTGATAGAGAACCAGAATACATATCCTGATCCTCTGCATCGCCATAGGGAACCTCTCCTGCTGGTAGTAGACTTACGATACTACTATCAAAGTTCCACTTCAAAATAGATTTAAGAGCATCAAACTCATGTGCTTGAAGTGCTTTAACTTTATTAGCATTACCAACCTGTTTGGATGTAAGATCTAATACTTCAAATACAAAAGGAAGTTTAGGAAGAGAGTTGATAGCAGGAGGTGCTTCTACTGCTACCGTTTTCTTTGCTCTGGGTTTTCTAGTCGTCGTCTTCTTCGTCGGGGTTGTCATGAGTTTCAATTCTTAGGGCTAAAATTTCATCGGGAACTAATTGTCCATTGGCATCAAACATTTCTGGATGAGTGTATACCACTTGAGGAGTAGTTTCATATGAATGCTGTCTTGCCATCCATCCTACCATACCTCCTACTATTAATGCAAGGATAGACACTAATGTCATAAGTGTC